CAGACATACCAAATGGTATGAAAATGTTTGTCAGAGCACCAATCAAAACTGCTATGGAAGGTGATTTCGACACTGGTAATGTTAGATACAAAGCTAGAGAGAGATATTCTTTTGGATTCTCAGACCCTAGAGGTATTTTTGGCTCACCAGGTGCGTAATATCTGATAACCATATATTTAGGGGGCGAGCAATCGCCCCCTTTTTTTGTCTTAAAATTATGGAAAAAAAGTTTAAAGTCAAAATATTTGCCTACGGCTATTTTATGCAATTTAATGTATTTTGCAGAGATTCAGCAATTAGTATAGAAAATGCTATTATTGACAAAATCCGAAAAAATGATATAAAAATTGAGTATAACACATTTTACGATAATAAATCGTTACGTGTAACATACGAGGAGGTATATCATGGTGGCAATGCTTCAAACGAAGATAGACAACCTTTACCAAAAAAAGAAATCTCTAGATCAGAAATGGGACGAAGAACATAATAAAGAAAATAAATACACTTTAAATATGGTCAAAATTGATAGAGAGATTCAAATTTTAATTGGAAAAATTAAATCTGCAGAAACAGAACTAGCAAAATTTTAGTTCTTAACTTTAAAAATTTAATTTTATTCCCAAGGATTTCTTGCGCTTTTCAAAAAATTTATATATATTTAACTTATCATACAACTAACCAGAACATAGACTAGTATGATAGACGACCTAGAGACTATGTTCGTTAATTACTAGGAGTATATAAAATGGCAAATACTACATTCAAAGGCCCAGTAACATCGATCAACGGATTTATTGGTGGCCCAAATAAAAATGCAGGTGACACGCAACAAGGTGGAAAAAACACTTATTCAATTGGTGCGAACTCAACTGAAGTAACAGATGGTACAAATACATTAACTGCAGCAGGAAACGAAGGCGTTTTAATTTATGTGGATAATGGTGCTGCTGGTGCAAAAGTATATGCTTTTTCAGATGGAACAAACTGGAAAAGAGTAGATACGCTTGCTAATATTTCATAATTTTTATAGGAGCCTTTCGAGGCTCCTTAAAATTTAAAGGAGAAAAAAATGGCAGGTGGTGGATCGTTTTCAAGTGATCAAAAGTTTACAACTTTAACAGCAGATGGTAATTTTAAAACTATCACTGGTGGTGGAACTAATTTAGGCCCTTGTAGAGTTACATACATAACGGCACATGGAGTGGCAAACTCTGTTGTAAAATTACATGATGGAACTTCAAATGCAGGATCATTAGAATTTCAAGCTAAATTTAGCACGGAAGGATTAGATGTTTTTGTACCTGGTTCAGGAATTAGATTCAAAGAAGGAGTCTTTTTAGATTTAACTAACACAGATTCCGTAACAATAGGATACACAGGATAATGAAAAGTGATGTAAAAGCAGTAAGAAAAACATCAACAGGAAATGTTTTTGGTGGAAGAACAAGACTTAGAGGAATTATTTTATCTTCTAATGGAGGTGCAGGATCTGTAACTTTACAAGATGGTAATTCAGTAACTCAGTTCCAAGCTGATGTTCCAAACGGAGATGTTTTTTCATATAACTTAGCAGAGGATGGAATTGTATTTGAAGGTGGAATGACTATATCAGCTATGTCAAATGCAATTGTTACTGTTATAATAGATAAATAGGAGGTTAAATGGCAAACACTACCTCTGGTACAAATGTTTTTGAAAAAGGTTTTTCTATTGCTGACATAGTTGAAGAATCCTATGAAAGAATAGGAATGCAAGGTGTTTCTGGTTATCAATTAAAAAGTGCCAGACGTTCTTTAAATATCATGTTTCAAGAGTGGGGTAATAGAGGGCTTCACTACTGGGAAGTTAATAATACATCACTAACTTTAGCAACAAATCAAAAAGAATATGAAATATTTAGATCTTCATCTGAAGGTGATTCCAATGGTGTTACTACAACCATAACATCAAACATTGCAAATAATGTTACAACCATACCAGTTGCTTCAGTAAACAATATGCCAACATCTGGTAAAATAAAAATTAATAATGAAATAATTTCATACACAGGAATATCT